AAGCTTTTAAATCTGTAAAAGCTTCTCCTTTAACATATTTACCTTCAGAATTAGTAAACAGCCAGAAAGTCATAACCTTACCATTTAAACGGTAATCATTATGAACAGCAACCATCCAACCTTCATTTCTAAGTTTTTCTAAAATATCTTCCATCTTACACCTCAACATTATCTCGACATTTTTAATAATTAGTAAACCAACATCTTTTTTCTAAATCATAATATAAATATAATTTTTCAGATTTCAACATAGTTACACCTAAAAAGTATCTCACCAAAATTTCTACAAATATTTTCTTGTAAAAACATCATCAAAAACAGCCTTAAGCTACCCTAGTACCTAATTTCAATTTAAATCGCTGTACGGGGCTCCTAGGTGCCATTTTCGTATATTCTATTTAGATCCGAGAGTGTAACTCTCACCGCATTTTCCTTAGCATGTTCTAAATTATAGAAATCATCCGATTTAGTTCCATCCGGCCAAGCTAGATAAAACATCTTCTCATACTTTTCATGAGGGACTAAAGCTAGGATATAGTTATCTCCTTGCCATAAAGACAGATTTCCCTTCTTAGGAACCAGCCAATTCAAGTTCTTTCTTTCATACATCTTCTTTCTCCTTTACATACTACATACTACTATGGTATCCTTATGTCAAGGAGTAAAATGTTAGAAGAACTAATTAAACAACTTGACAACCGAGGCCTTCTTATCTTCCAAGTCTTACTTGGTAAGAGAGCTATGGAACTCCTAGAGGTAGAGAATACTAGTCCTCAGCCTCTTAAAACCCTATTACATGTATAAGGAAATATAATGGCTATTTATAAAAACCGAGAAGTATACGTCGTTGGTCCTAACACCATGGCTAATTCTCCCGAGACTATCAATGTCAAATACAAAGACGGCACCGCCGAGAATGTCTCTGTCGGTCACGTTCGTTTCACCGAAGAAGAAAAGAAACAGCTTATCAAGCAACACCCTAGTAAGTTCGACGACGTCAAGACCGTCGACGATAAAGATCTCGAAGCTGTCCGCGTTGGAGTCACTCCTCCTTCTGATCCTTCTTATAAGGAAATGGCAGAACGTCAGGTCCAGAATCAGAAGCAGAAAGAACTCTCTGATAAAAACATGGAAGCAGCTAAGGCAGAAGCTGACAAGAGGTTTCAAGCCCAGACCAAGAGTGAAGCTAAGGTACAACCCCAGTCAACTTCGGCACCTGTGACGCCTACTCCCCAAACTAAGCCTTGGGTGAAATAATGACACAAGCATTCCACATCGTTAAGATTGTATTCGCCGTCGGCTTCATCGTCGCTGGCACAGTCGCTCTCTGGCTTGCACCTACAATGGCACTGCCCCTCTTCGTAGGTGGCATCGCTTGGTGCATGATTCCTGAGTGATGCGTAGAGATCCTAATATTAACTGGGTTAACTACGATATCCTATATCTCCTCCACGAAATTAACATCAAGGTAAATATACTTATGGCTACAATTCAAGACGTCTCCGCTGCAGTCTCTGCAGAATCCTCTGTCGATGATTCCATCATCACCCTCCTCAACGGCATCGTCCAGCAGCTCAAGGATGCCCAGGCATCTAACGATCCTGCCGCACTTGATGCAGTAGTTGCTGGTATCCAGGCTAACACTAAGAAGCTTCAGGATGCAGTAACCGCCAATACTCCCGTAACTCCGGTGCAAGCCGCAGCTACAGTTTGATGGCTAAGGGCTTTTTCAAACCAAAAGATAAAAGCCTAAAGAAACCTAAGAAGGCCAAAGCGAAAGCTAGGCCTTCAGGTTCTATCTATAATCGTCAGGGAGACTCCGCGGTTGGTTAAGCTACCTTCTGGTATCGTACCTGTGCCTGATCCTACTAAGTTAACTACCGATGCGGTAGCTCTGCTTAAAGATCAAGTTACTGAGTCTTTCAACAACCGACTACTCGGGTTAAGGGAACTCATCGAAGAAAAGCTTCATGGCGTCTCTACCGAGTTTGCGATGCGTGACATCGCGCTTGCTGCAGCGTTCAAGGCGGCAGAAGCTGCTGTAGGACAGCAGAATCAAAGCAATCAACTCGCAGCTGATAAGGCTGCTACAGCGTTTACTAAACAAATCGACGGACTCGACGAAAAGATCAACGACCTGAAAGAACGTATGGCCATTCTAACTACAGCTAATTGGTCTGCAGTAGGTGGTTATATCGTCGGTGCCTTTGGTATAATTCTAATTCTATATACTCTTACAAGGCATTCAGTCGGAATTTAAGGAAATATAAATGGCATTAAAACAAAATAACGGACTACAAGCCCCTGACGGCAGTTATTATGTAGTTTCAACAGACGGAAGTGGCAATCTAGTTTCAGGGGGTACTCCTGTTCTTGCCGCTGGTGATAACGTCATTGGACGTGTTAAGGTAACAGACGGTACTAACGTCTCTGCTGTCAAGGCAGCCAGTACTGCTCCAATAGCGACAGATCCTGCTTTAGTAACAACCCTTTCTCCTAACAGTCCTGGCATAGTTACTCTCGGTCAGACTACTAAATCAGCTTCAGTTCCAGTTACTATCGCTAGCGACCAAGGAAATACTCCTGTAGTTCTTTCTTCACAGTATCCTTCCGGTGCTACAGCTATTACAGCTTCAACTACCGGTACTACTGCAGCTACTGTAGCTACCTTAGCAGGTACCGCAGGTAAGACTACTTATATTTCTGGGTTTACTATTACTGCCGATGCTACTGCTGCCTTAGCAGGCGCAGCTACGGTTGCGGGAACTATCTCAGGTTCTTTGAATTACATCCAATCTGTCGGCTCAGCTACATCTGCTCAGCAATTAACTCAATCGTTTAGGCCAGCTATCCCGGCTTCAGCTACTAATACAGCTATTACCGTTACATCAGCTGCAGCTGGTACAGGCGGTAATACTGCGGTAACAGCTTGGGGATACCAACTTTGAGTTTATTTACAGGACTACTTGGGGGGTTTAGAAGCTCCTTCACAGGTCCCGGCGATATCGTCGCGGGTGCGCTGGGTTCATGGGGCCTCGATGCCTACAGCCTCGCCACAGCGGGGACCAGCGACGCCGACATAATTAACACCGTTCCGGCGACGCAGACCTTTAATTCGCTTTCGAATGGCAAGCCGAATGTGGCGGGAATAACAACATTCCTTGCCGGTGGTGCCGGTAAAATCCCCCAGCTCTACGACAAGGCCGGGGCCAATCCTGCGCTGCAAACGACCGACGCCAACCGCCCCACGATTACGCTCGGCGGTATCGGCGGCAAAACGTGGCCGACCTTCGATGGGCTAGGTGCAACGCAATCCTTAAACTGCGGTAACTCTAATACGCTCAATCCCATATCAGCTTTAACTATTTCAGCGTGGTTTACTACAACCGAAAACTCACATGAGAGTTTTATTGTTGGCAGAGACGATAATGCTCTAGGGCGGTCATATGCGTTGGGCAAAGACGGCAACGGCTTGAAGTTTCAAGTTTTAGGTAGTCAGCCGATTGGCACAACTACAATCCCGAGTATCAATACGCCGTATCATATAGCAGTAAGCGGAAGTGCAGCTAGCAATGTCTGGACCCTATATTTAAACGGAGTAAGTATTGGAACCGGAGCGTGGGTTGCCCCGCCTGCGACTACGGGACCGACGACAATCGGCCAGCGGAGTTATTCAGGGTTTGAAGGGTTTTGGAACGGCTGTATCGACGATGTTCAGATATGGGGAAATGAACTCACGCCGACGCAGATCGCGGCGATATACGCTGCCGGGCTTTCTTTTTTTTTTAACATGACGCCGCCACCTCAGGCGCTGGCAGTCGGGTACGGCAATCGAGCCTTCTACGATGACTTCGACTCGACCGGCACCATCGACATGGCGAACTCGCAGGCGGGGAATTTCAACTGGTATCTCTCGCAGTGGTTCAATCATGGCACCGTAGCGCTCGCTGCCGGTGACCTGTCGGTTTCAAATTCCGTTCTGACGATTGCATCGACCACCGGACGTGCGCTCGTCACCGCGTTCGACACCAACCCTGCGACCCCGGATCAGTTTCACGGCAACGTGTTCGGCGGCGGTGGGTATATCGAAGCGCGCATGAAGTTCAATCCTGCACAAGGTGGCGGAGTCAATTTCTTCGCGATGGCGATTGAGCATATCGCCGACAATGGTTCGGTCAGCCTTGGACATTGGCCGGGACAAGCCGCGACCTATGCTCATTTTATCGAGGTCGATTTCTTCGAAACCTTGGGCACCAGCACGACGCAATATCAATCGACCACCCACGATTGGGGCGGTATTTTCAACGGCACGACGTATCCGCAAAATATTGTTGATGCCGCCAGTAACGTGATATCGATTGGAGCGGCTGACTTCACCCAATTTCACACTTATGGATGTCTTTGGGTGTCGCAATCTGGAAGCACGCCGGGTAGGTTGCAACGATATTTCGATAATGTTCTTGTACAGACAATTTACTATCTAGGGCCACCCGGTTCGCCACCGCTACCTACCGATGGCACCAACACCTATAGCCCGTCGTTGATTGGACAGGCAGATCGCACTTATTCAATCCTCGATACTCAGCGCCTAGCATTTTCATTGTTTGGTTCGTCAACAGCGCCGTTACAGGTTGATTGGGTCAAGGTTTGGAAATGAGAAAAGTCCGTTCCGATATTCAATTAGCTAGAGACGAGAGAAAGAAAGAAGCTGAGAATAATCTCATTTCTTTCATAAATCTAGTTCAGCCTGACCGGATGCTTGGCAGCATTCATCGCGAAGTAATCCCTTGGATTACCTCTACGTCTGGTAAGACTCATAAACTACTTCTTCTTCCTAGAGATCATCAGAAGTCTGCTATGGCAGGACTATACGCAGCTTGGCGGTTAACACAGAACCCAGCTATTCGTATCCTGTATATTTCTTCCACAAGAAATCTAGCCATTAAACAGCTGAAGTTTATCAAGGACATCCTAACTAGTAATACCTATAGGATGTATTGGCCAGAGATGGTCAATCTCGAAGAAGTCAAACGTGAGAAGTGGACCGAAGGTGAAATATCCGTGGACCACCCTCTCCGTAAGGAAGAATACATCCGTGACCCATCCATCTTCACTGCTGGTCTTACCAGTAATATTGTTGGTATGCACGCCGATCTCAAGATCTTGGATGACGTCGTTGTTCAAAACAATGCATATACCGACGAAGGACGACAACGAGTACTAGATCAGTATGGTTATCTTTCTTCTATCGGCGGAGCCCACGACGAAGAACTTGTCGTTGGTACCCGATACTTTCCTACCGATCTGTACGCTTCACTGTTAGAACGTGAGGTTGATACCTACGATGAGTACGGTAACGTCTCTAGTTCTGAACCTCTCTTCGAAGTAAAGGAATACCCTGTAGAGTCCGTCGGAGACGGAACAGGGGAGTTTCTATGGCCTAAACAGAAGTCACCAAAGGGTAAGTGGTTCGGTTTCGATGCCGAGATCCTCGCCCGTAAGAGAGCTTCCTATGACAACCGGGTTAACTTCCGAGCCCAATACTACAACGATCCACAAGACATTGATTCCTCACCAATTAATAGAGGTTTATTTCAATACTATGATCCTAACTACCTCAGTCACCAGAACTATAACTGGTTCTATAAACGAGAACGACTTAACATTGCAGCCGCCGTCGACTTTGCCTACTCTACTGGAAAGAAGTCTGACTCAACATCTATTGTTGTTGTTGGAGTCGATGGGCAACGAAACTTCTACATCCTCGATATCGACAGATTCAAGACCGACAAAATCTCAGACTACTTCTCCCACATCCAACACCTGTTCCAGAAATGGGGATTCCGACGTATCCGTTGTGAAGTCTCCGTTGCGCAGCAAGTCATCGTCCAAGACCTTAAGGAAAACTACATCCGTAAGCACGGATTAAGTCTTATCGTCGAGGAGTTTCGTCCTACCCGTTGGACTGGCTCGAAGGAAGAACGGATCATGGCTATCCTAGAGCCTAAGTATGCCAATAAACAGATTTGGCACTATCCTGCAGGTAATACCCAGACATTAGAGGAAGAACTGATCTTCCAGAATCCCTCCCACGATGACGTCAAGGATGCTCTCGCGTCTTGTATCGACTTCATCCACGACAAGGCTCCCTTAGATTCATTCAGAATGAAACAGATCAATCAACCTACATTTACATACCATAATAAGTTCGGCGGCGTAGCATGACGGGAAGAGTCCTTCAGCTAGAAAACGTCATCTCTCCTGATCTTCTAGCTACAAGAATTACAGAACGCTTCGTAGAATGGGACCTTCTCCGTCAGATCAAGAAGAACGCTTGGGAGGAAGTCCGGCGTTACGTCTACGCGACAGACACCACCCAAACGAGTAACGCTAATCTTCCTTGGAAGAACAAGACTACAATTCCTAAACTATGTCAAATCCGTGACAACCTATTCGCTAACTACGTAGCTACCCTATTCCCTAAGCGTAAGTGGCTGGAATGGCAAGCTAACGACACGGACAGTAACTCGGTAGACAAGAAGAATGCCATCGTCAACAGAATGACGTGGTGTACCGAACAACCTAATTTCCGCCCTGAAGTAGAGAAGATCATCCAAGATTACATCGACTTCGGTAATTCCTTCGCCACCGTCGAGTTCGTTGACATGCGGGTGGAGCAACCAGATAAAACACAGGTAGGCTATGTTGGACCTGCGATACGCCGTATTAGTCCTCTTGATATCGTCTTTAATCCTACAGCCGAGTCTTTCATTCAATCTCCTAAGATCATTAGGAGTATCATTTCCCTAGGAGAACTGAAGGAAATGCTTGAGCGTCTCTCCAACGATGAGAACCGGGAAGAGTACGAAGAGCTATATAAATACCTCAAAGACATCCGCTTCCACGCTAGGATGGACCAAGGCGAGTGGGTACAGAAGGATCGTTTATATGCGATGGATGGCTTCACTTCCTACAGGTCTTATCTTCAGTCCGATTACTGTGAAGTCCTTACCTTTTACGGTGACTGGTACGACAACTACACAGATACCTTTGAAAAGAACAAGGTTATCACTGTAGTAGATAGACACAAACTAATTGCGAACAGACCCAATGCTTCTTTCTTCGGATATGCTTCTATTTTCCATACACCATGGCGACGCAAACAAGACAATATTTGGGGAATGGGACCTCTTGATAATCTTATTGGCATGCAGTATCGCATGGACCATGTCGAGAACATGAAGGCGGACATCTGGGACCTTGTGACATATCCTGTCCAGAAGGTCAAGGGTTTCGTCGAAGATTATACTTGGCAACCAGGTGAGAAGATCTTTGTCTCCGAAGAAGGAGACGTAGAACTTGTCCAGCCTGAAGTCCAGATCATGCAGTCCAACATGGAGATTGGCAACCTAGCCACCCAGATGGAAGAGATGGCAGGAGCCCCTAGAGAAGCTATGGGCATCAGGTCTCCGGGTGAAAAGACTAAGTACGAAGTACAGCGTCTTGAGAATGCTTCTTATCGTCTATTACAAAATAAGATCTTCCAGTTTTCTGAGTTCCTAGACATGCTACTCAACGCCATGCTTGAGCTCGATAAGCGTACCATGACCGGTGTTAACACTATTCGAGTATTCAATGACGAATTCCAAACTGCTACCTTCGAGAACCTCACCGTCGATGACATCACAGGTGTCGGGAGGATTAAGGCCATTGGTGCACGTCACTTCGCTGAGCAAGCAGAACTCGTCCAGAACCTTACAGCCCTCACCGGTTCAGGGTTATGGCAGACAGTCTCACCGCATTTCAGCGGTATCAAACTGGCTCAGATACTTGAGAGTACGTTTGATCTTAAAGATTATGGCGTGGTTACTCCCTATGTGCAACTGGCTGAACAAGCTGATGCGCAACGATATATCCAAGCTATGCAGGAACAACTACATCAAGAAGCCGGAACGGCTACGGGTATGGGCGAAGATTACGATGTCCACCCCGGTACAGGTCAATTCGCACCACCTCCGCAAACAGCACCTAAGCCAGGGTTTGGTCTCCAGAACAATCCCAGATCTAGTGCGACACCAACAGGAACATTAGGAACACAGTAATGGCAACAGGTAAAGCATTGGCTATGAAAGCCGATAAAGCAAGAGACAAGAAAAAGGGAATCAAAGAAGGTTCCAAGAAAGATAAGAAATTCGATAAGAAGAAGGGATTCAAAGACTAATGATTTCAGCACTTAAAGCCCTAGGTTTCATTCTATTCGCCGGGGGAACGGTGTACTTGATGTACAATATGTACATGATTTCCTACACAGGAGTTAATCCCTGGCAATGATAAAGATACTGGCCATCATAGGCTGTATTTCTATCTATAAATATCTCAAGAGAGAGGTCTTCATAGATAGAGGACCTAGTATTTTTAACTCAAGGTATCACGTATGATCACTGCTTGGACCAAGCACTGTAAGACTGAAGAAGAAGTTCACAACTTCAAAGAATCTCTGAAAAGAGTAAAGTGGGTTCTCGATCACATCAAGACCCTCGTAAATACAGACGGCATAGAAGCCTCTGAAATATCACCTAAGTCCTATGACAACCCGAACTGGGCATACCGTCAGGCTCACGCTAACGGTTATAAGCAAGCCGTCAAGGACTTTCACAAACTATTAACCCTAGACCAGGATGAACATGGCCGACAGCCTATTACCGGACGACCAGTCCCAACCACTAACTAAAGAATCTATTATAGCTAAGTGGAAAGACAAACCACATGAAGAGTTGCTGGAAGCGAAAGCTAATGCCGATCTCTTCGTAGCTACACAGAACGCCCGTTTCGACGACCTAAGGAAAGACTTCCTTGAGTTGAAGGAACAGCAACAGACCGGCGCACAGCTGAAGGATTTGCTAGACCGACTAGACAAACCTATCACTAACCAGGACCAGAACGACACCACAGTTCAGACTCCACCCGGGATTAAGCCTGAAGACATCGACGCGCAGATTGAAAAGAGGTTGAATGATCATCAACTTCGTTTGAAACAAGCTGCTAACTTCGAAGCCATGCAGGCTAAACTTAAGGAGACGCTTGGCTCAGACTATGCCTCTTCTTATAAACAACGCTTAGATACTCTCGGATTATCTAGAGAGTTTGCTGATGACCTTGCTAAGAATCATCCCTCTGTCTTTGTTAAGACTTTCGGACTGGACGAAGTAAGACAGCAATCTACTCAGAATCTTCCTCGTTCTTCGGTACGTCCTAATACGTTTGCTCCTCAGACCAAGAAGCGCGATTGGAATTACTACCAAGAACTGAAGAAGAGCGATCCCCGGATGTATCTTGATCCCAAAATCGCTGTCCAAATGCACGACGATGCCATCGCCTTAGGCGCTGACTTCGGGATGCCTGAGGACTAATAATCTAAGGAGATAAACTTACATGGCTGCTTTTACAGACATGTCACAGCAAAATCTCATTAGGACTACTCTTTGGTCTCGCCAGATCAAGGAGCTGCTCCTGGATGAGTTGCTTGCTATGAAGTTTGTCCGTATGATCCTGGACTTCCCTGATGGTTATACGCTTGACATTCCTTCGATTGGTGAAGCTGAAACTGCTGATTTCAATGAAAATCAGGCCGTTAAGTACAATCAGTTCGACACTGGTAATTTCCAGTTCTCGTTCGACCAGTACAAATATACAGCTAACGCCATCTCGGAGAAGTTTAAGCGGGATAGCTATTACAGCTCTGATGTTATCGCTGCATTCGTGCCGCGCCAACACCGAGCCTTGATGGAAGCCGTGGAGACTCGCATCTTCGCCGTTGCGAATTCCGGACAGACCGCCTCTAACCCCAACACCATCAACACTGCGGACCATAGATGGGTCGCTCACGGTACTGGACAATCAATGGTTCTCCAGGACTTTGCCAAGGCAGACTTCGCTCTGCGTAAGGCTAACGTGCCGATGACCAATCTAGTTGCTGTCGTTGACCCTTCAGTTGCTTACACTCTTGCTACCCAGGCCAATATGGTCAACCTTCTCTCACCGCAAATGCAGTGGGGAGCGGTTGCCAATGACGGCATCATCTCGGGTTTCAAGTTCAAGTTCAACATCTTTGGTTTTGACGTTTACATCTCGAACTACCTTCCCGGTAGTATCAGCGAAACGATCAGCACCGTCGCTGTGACTTCCGGTGTCGCCAACTACTTCTTCTCAGCTACCCCCGGTGACATCTGTCCCTGGATCGGTGGCTTCCGCCAGATGCCTACCGTCTACAGTGAGTTCAATAAGGACTTGCAGCAGACTGAGTATCTGACGATTGCTGAATATGGCTTCAAGCTGTATCGGCCGGAGAATATGGTCACCGTACTCACCAGCACCGCTGTTGTGCCTGTTTAAGGAGATATAACATGGTAGCTGGAAATTGGATGGATGGAGATGGATTGTACCGTCAGTATGGTACATCCAAAGCCGTCCCCACAACGATGGGTGATTACCTGTCGTATGGTGAAACTCGAGAAATCGAATTCACTGTAACCCTCGCAAATACCGCTGCTGGTGCAACCAGTATCCTCGCAAACACCACTTTCTTCCCATCCAACGTGTTCGTCGAACAGGTTGAAATGGATGTTGAAACTGCTGCTGCTGGTGGTACTTCGTTCTCCATCGGTACTATGCGTACAGACCGCACGACTGTAGGTACTGGTGGCACTGCCGCTGGTTCCTTCATCACCGGTGAAGTATTGGCCACTGTTACCCCAGCGGGTAAGAAGGTCATCTACACCGCTGGCGTATCTGGAGCTGGTACCCTCATTGGTACTACTACGAGCTTTCTTGATGGTGGTGTGTATATCACACTTACCAACGTTGGTACGTTTACCAACGGTGTCATGAAGATCCGTATCAAGTATCGTGGTATCGGTAACATCACTCAGTAATTGATTGGGGCGGACGCGCCCCTTTCTTTAAAGGAAAATAAATGACTCTTCCCACTCTTGCAGTTGACCTAAGTAATCAACTCCTTGTTACGGACGCTATCAGAATACCTCAAGATTCTATGCTGAACGCTAGAATACCCGGCGGTTCTGCAGCTCATCCGAGTATCAGTGCAGGAACCGGTGCGCCAACGTTTACAGCGGCTCAGGGTTCTCTGTACCTCAACATCACTGGCTCAAGTACGTCTACCCGATTGTATGTAAATACAACTGGTTCCACGACTTGGACCGCTGTTACTACGGCTGCATAATGAGTAAAATAACGTTAACCAATCTAGTTAACCTTCAGAATGAAACGACTGCGGTTAACGCTATCAATACTAACAATGCAACTCTACAGACTGCGTTGGACAATACTTTGTCTCGGGATGGCACTATTCCTAATACGATGGGTGCCAATCTTGACATGAATAACAATCAAATTCTTAACCTTCCTGCTCCTGCTGGTGCAGCTTCTCCGGTTCGTCTTCAAGACGTCACTTCTCCGGCGACTATTGCCTCAGTTCCTCCCGTAGGAACTTCAGGCGCAGTTGTAGGTTTACTTAATTCTAACAAGACTGACAGCGGCAATAATACCTTCTCTGGAACTAATGCTTTCAATGGGGTAGCCACTCTACAAAGTCCAGTGTTAGTTACTCCCAATCTTGGAACTCCATCCGCAGCTGTTCTAACCAATGCTACTAGTCTACCTCTAGCGAGTGTTAATAGTCTGGGCACAGGCGTTGCAACATTCCTAACTACACCTACAAGTGCTAATCTTAAGACTGCTCTAACAGACGAAACAGGTTCAGGCCAAGCTGTATTTGCTACTTCACCTACACTAGTAACCCCCACTCTTGGAGCTGCAACAGCTACTTCAATAACAACTACTGGTGTTGGAAATTTCTTCAGTGCTACCGCAGTTCCTCCGAATGGTACGACTGGAACCGGAATTACTATGTCTTCGACAAGTAATCTAGGTATATTCTTTGGTTCAGGAAATCCTTCTTTATCAGCTGCACAGGGAAGTATTTACATTAATACAACTGGTTCGGGAACAGCTAATAGATTATTTATTAACAACAACGGCGCAGCCGCTTGGTCAGCAGTGAGTACAACAACGTGAGCAAAATAACACTCAGCAACGTAGGCAGTCTTATAGACGCCACTACAGCTGCTACAACGATAAATAATAACTTCACTACGATACAAACAGCATTTGATAATACGTTATCTAGGAATGGTACATCTCCGAATACGATGTTATCCAACTTAGACATGAATTCTAATCTAGTTCTTAATACTAATTTACCTACTATAAACGGTTTTAGTATCGCCGGTAATGTTGGTTCTGCTCTTACCGGTAATTACTTCGGTAGTGCAGCTACAGAACACTACGGCAGTTCCAGTATTCTAAATGCCATCTCGACAACTAATCCAGAATACGGAATGGTTAACATCGTTACTAGCGCATCAGGCGCGGGTAACGTAGCTTTCTATAAAGCTGCTAGAGGCGATTCACTGATCATGAACCCAGGTACTTCACCGGGTTGGGTTGGAGTTGAACTTCTAAAGATAGCGGCTGGTGTTGGCACTGTTAATGGAATTGGCCACGAAATAGACGTTAACAATGAAAACCAGAACTATACCCAAGCGATGTCATTGGCGGGGACTAACTTAACTAACCTTGTTCTTACTGGGGCTAGTGTAGCAGGATTTTATGGAACATCTGCTTTAAGTATCCGAACAGGGCAAAGTCTTACAATTCCAATGTGGGATGTAGGTATTATCCTAGGTATTGGTGGATATAAGACATTCAATACCGCAGCTATTCAAGATTTTAGCAATAGTCCTACAAGTTATATCGTTTCAGGAACACATACAAACGGTATTGACCTTAGTGGAGGTACCTTTAGTAATACTGCTTTCGCTTCACCGCATTTTTCAGTAACAGGTACTGGTGTAATCAATACAGGTGCAGCTGGTGCTAATGACGGACAGATCAATTTCTTCGGTGTAACGTCTGGCGGTGTTTCTCTATTAGCTCAAAATGTAGCAGGATCGTCTCTTCTTTTCTTGCCAGCATTTACCGGTACTGACTTTCTGGTTGGCAGAGCGACAACGGATACATTAACTAATAAAACAATCACTGCGCCAGTTATAGTCCCGGCTGCATCTGTAACTCCAATTAATAATGGTGAACTAGTTGTTCAAGCAACTAGTAATACAACACTAACATTCAAACTCAAAGGAAGCGATGGTACCGTCCGTTCTGGCGCTATTACATTAACATGATCGAAAATAAATTAAAAGCTCTTCTAGGTGAATACACATTTCAACTCTGTGTTCTCAACCATCAAATCGATGAACTGAAGAAAGAAAACGAAGAGTTGAAGAAAGAAAAGAATGACAAATCTAGTAACTCTTAATCAACAGCGCTGGAACAATTGCCACGTCTCTGCAGCCAAAGGTCCGACCTTCCAATCCGTGGCAAATAGACTAACAGCTCCCGCAGCTAAAGCGCGATACCAAGCCGTAGAGAAGAAGACCGGTGTTCCGTGGTGGTTCATCGCTGTCGTGCATGAGCGCGAAGCAAGTCAGAACTTCAACACTCAACTCGGGCAGGGTGATCCTCTCAACAGGAAATCAATCCATGTTCCTAAAGGACGTGGTCCTTTCGCTACATGGGAAGATGGAGCAGTAGATGCTCTAGTTAACTGTGCGCCATATGCCAGTAGAAACAAAGACTGGTCTCCCGGTGGTGCCCTGACAATGGCGGAGAAGTACAATGGTCTTGGATACAGCGGCAAAGGTCTCCCTTCTCCATATGTATGGGCTGGAACAGATCAATATACTAAAGGAAAGTATACTGGTGATGGGGTTTATAACCCTAATGTTGTTGATACACAACTGGGAGTGGCCGGACTCCTGAAATACATGGGTGTGTTTAAACAGGGCGTAGGAGCCTCTGCGGGGGCCGCTGGTGCGGTTATTCTTGCAGGAGGTACTGCGGTAGCCTCAACTCCACAACATTACTGGCCGTGGATTATATCTGGTACAGTGCTGGCAGCAATCTTCGGCTGGATTATCTTCGAAGTATATGAATTCAACAAGAAAGTAGTAGTTTAATGGATCAGATGACATATTTTTATATCACCCTAGGTTTGATGCTGGCTTCCCTCGGTATCGGTTATTACATCGGTGAACGCGGTATGGCTGGGGTTAAGATTGATCTCGATAACACAAAGAATGAAATAGAAAAGGTAAAGAACCTTGTCGCCTCGAAAACCATCCCTCAAGCAGTTACAGTCGTTGCCCCCGTCTCGGGTAGTGCAACTACCCCTGCCACAACGGTTAGCCCTACCCCCCGTATCTAAATGGGATGCCGTTAAGGCATTCTTCAGATACTCTGAAGTAATCCTCCTAGCTCGTATCGAGATGGTAACGGGTTTCTTCACGATGGTTTTTGCTAGCTTGGACTATTCCCCTTTACTTGGGTTAACTGCTTTTGATAAGAAACAAGTTCTTTATCTTGGGGGTATCTCCATGGTTAAAGGTGTCTTCACCGAGCTTGCTAGACGTCGCAATATGATGTCTCAACCCCCAACTACAGAGGGATAATGTTAGCTTTCCTACCAATCATTGGTCCTATTATTCAAGGTATAGTATCTATCTTTACCAAGGCTATGGATACTAAGGTCGCAGTTCTTAAGACGGAACGTACCGGAGATCTCGGCGAAGCCCAGGTATCTGAGCAGATCATCCATGACACCCAGGATGACATTGGTCTTCGACTGATGCGCGATCTGCTGTGTTTCCCCACAGTAGTGTGGGCATGCCTTATTGGTTGGGATACCATCATAGCTGATCCTAAGCAATCTGTTATTCCACATTCATGGATGTTCCATGTAGCCAACTACCCAGACACTGTAGGCTATCTACCCTATGCTGTGGTTGTATTCCTTCTAGGCAATATAGGCCTCAACATTTGGAAGCGCAAATGAAACTTACAAATCTTCAGTACGTCCAGAATATACTCAGTTCACTGGGTTCTGACGAAGTTAACTCCGTATCTGATACTACCGAAAGTCTTCAGGTTCTAACCATCCTGAAGACTACTTACTTCAATATGGTTGGTAGGCTACATCTTCCTGAACATGGGCAGTTGATCCAGCTTGATCCTAGCTTAGACCCAACGATGCCTGTCTTGATGTATATTCCTAGTCAAGTTACTAAACTACAGTGGCTGAAGTATTTCAATAACGTTCCAGTAGGCTCTGGGACAGGCACAGCTTTTCAACATGATTTGAACGTAGACATCACAGCAAGTGGCAACAGTACTGTTTCTCCTCCTGGGTATAACTACATCAACATCTTGCCGATCCGTGAATTCATCGACATGACGAACTCATTCAATCCTAGTAACAGTAACGTTCTTTCGTTTACATTCACTGATAGCAACAACGGTTTTCCAGGGAACTATACTTTCTACTACAAGAACAATAAGAGTCCTCAGTTCTGTACAATCATCGGTGACTACTACGTAATCTTCGATGGTTACGATGCCAGTACGGATTCAACTCTCCAATCTGATAAGACTATGGGGTACGGGGAAGTATCTCCAACTTGGAGTGACACCGACTCTTTCATCCCTAACATAGATGATGAACAAGTCCCATTGTTGCTCAACGAAGCTAAATCACTAGCTTACTTCGAGTTGAAGCAGAGTCCTCATACTAAGGCTGAGCAAGAAGCTAAACGTCAATGGAGTTCTGTACAGAGAGATAAAGCTACAATCAACAGACCAAGTTACTTCGATCAACTCCCAGACTTCGGACGACGAGGTACTCTCAATAGTAGTTTCTTCAAATCCAAAGGTTGGGATAGATGAGCCTTCAAGCAATTACAAACGTCAGAAGTACCGACCGTGTTCTTGAGTTGTCCCCTATGGAAGGCGAGACAGCCCTATCTACAGCAGGTGTTCCTGATAAGAGAATATTCACGGGTGAACAGAAGCTCCATCTCAAGATGGACCCTTCCACGTGTCTTTGGTACTTCCAGTGGGAACAGAACGGAATTATTCCAGGAGGTCTTCGCGGAAAGTTCACAGGATTTAAAGCCGGCGTCAAGCACGCCGAAGAATACTTCAAGAAGCGTAATGTTCGTATTACGCAAGTAAGAGACTAATGCCACAGCAAGTTGCCGTAGCGGTAGAGAACAACTTCACTAAAGGTCTGATAACAGAATCTACTGGGCTTAACTTCCCAGAGAATGCTGCCACGGACACGGACAACTGTGAGTTCACTCTCATAGGCGATGTGCGCCGTCGTGCAGGCATCAACTACGAAGTCAATAAGACACTAAATGCTATCTCTGTAACTGGCAAAGCTATCTCTACTTATAAGTGGAATAACGCCGGAGGTGATGGTCTAACCCAAGTAGTTGTGGAACAAGTTGGAAGTATTCTTTACTTCTATCTTTCTAGTTCGGCTACAGTAACTGCGCCGTTGTCTGCTCAGAAGCTTGCTTCAACAGTAGATATCTCTACTTTCGTAGCTGTAGGTGGAACATTTGATGCTACGTTAGAGGCCCAGTACTCAGATGGTAACGGATATCTATTTGTATACCATCCTAGCTGCGACCCGATATACTGTACGTATGCGGCAGGAACTGTAACTGGGAATGTAATCATAGTTCAGATCAGAGACTTTGCAGGCATACCTGAAGTAGGTGTAGCTGATAATTTCAGACCATTGACGTTAAGTGATGAACATAAATACAATCTAATCAACCAAGGCTGGATAGCAGGTAATCCTTGGTCTGCTACGTCGAGTACTTCTGTTTCCTATGGTACCGGAGCTAAGACTTTCACAGTCGCTACAGGTTTAACTGGCATTGTCTCTGGGCAAGCCATTACTGTTAAAAACAATGCTCCAAGTGCAAGATCAACAATGACTGGAACCGTAACCAGTTATACATCTGGTACGGGAGTTTTAATACTATCCATTACTTCTTTTAATTATCTTTTCGGCGAACCTAATCCTGGCAGTAATTGGTTAATCATTCCAGCAGACTCTGGAAGAATCAATACTTGGTTTACCGCAATAGGTAACTATCCTAGTAATGCAGACGTGTGGTGGACGTTTAAGAATACAAGTAATATCTTCGATCCGGCTACTACACAAGCTAATACTACAATAGGAAGCGGTCCTGGTCCTAAGGGAAGTATTATTCTTAATGCCTTCCAACAGCAACGTGGTATTCTTTCAGGCATAGCTTCGTTGACAGATGTCACTACATTAACGAGACCGCGAACTGGCTGTTGGTTTCAAGGACGTGTCTGGTATACCGGTGTAGACGCCACTTCGATAGCATCTGGGGATGAGCCATTCACTACCTGGACCGAGAACATCTACTTCTCACAGATAGTCCAGAACTCTACCCAGTTTGGTAAATGCTATCAACAGAATGATCCGACGTCAGAGACGTTATTCGATCTTCTTCCTACCGACGGTGGGGTAATAACCGTCCAAGGTTGTGGCAGTATATACAAACTATTTGCTCTACAAAATGCTCTATTGATATTTGCTGCCAATGGCGTCTGGTATCTAACAGGTAGTTCAGGCATTGGTTTCACAGCTAATGATTACACAGTAGTTAAGCTTTCTTCTGTGAAGAGTATTTCCAGTACATCATTCGTGGACGTACAAGGTCTACCTATGTTTTGGAATGAGGAAGGTATCTATAAGGTAGCCGGAGCTAAACAAGGGACTGGTCTTCTTAATTCGCCGTTGCACGTCAATCCGTTGGAAGTTCAACCAGTAACACTCGGTACTATCCTGACTTTCTATACTAACATTCCCTTGTCTAGCAAGAAGTATGCCAGAGGAGCTTATGACCCAATCAACTATATCTTACAATGGATATACAAAGATACGGAGGCTACCGATGTCACTTCCAGATATAGTTATAACAAGATATTGAATTGCAATGACAGTAATAATGCTTTCTTTCCTTATACCGTTGACAATACTACTACTAGTATCAAT